GATGCTGTTAACAAGTTTTATGTAGTGCAAGACGCCGCAAGAGGAAGTGAAGGATTTTCACAAACTTGGTATCCACACATTTGGCGTGTTAAAGTAGCACCATTAACAGATACACAAGAATACCAAGATATACTTGGTACTGCTGATGATCCAGATAGTCTTAAAAATGATATTAGTGCATATAAAACAGAACTTAATATTAGTAATGCTATTGTACAGGCTGCAGAAGAAGCCGATCCTAATGGATTGCCATTAGCTGAACATTTATTTGGAGTAGATGACAAAAAAGAACCAGAATATGATCACGGTGAAGTATTACAACAAGGTGATCAGTTTCCACAAGATCCAAATGATGGTGACTTCTTTATAAGAAACGATTTTAATCCAAACAGATTGTTTGTATACAGAGGAAGTAGATGGCAAAGACTATATGATAACGTAACTGAAAAAACTTGGAGTAACAAAACATATAACGCTGGTGACTTTATTAACAATAAGTCAACAACAGTTGTAAATAATAAAGAAACTCCAGAACGTCAAGCATTAAGTAAAGTAATGCACCCTTCTAAGAAAAAAGGGCTAGATTCAGACTTTTAGGAATAAACAATGGCAGAGCAACAATACTTTTACGATAGACAGATTAGAAGATACATTCAACAGTTTATAAGACTGTTTAGTGGATTCAGTGTACAAATGGGCAAGGACGATACTGGACTTCCAGTAATGCAATTAGTTCCAGTACGCTATGGTGATATTAATCGTATGGCAGCACACATAACAAGAGAAAACAGTGAGAACATTGTTAACACTGTTCCATTTATTAGTTGCTATGTTACTAATTTAGCAATGGCTCCTGAATTAAGAACATTACCAGGACACATAGATAAAGTTCAAGTTATAGAAAAGAAATACAACGATGCCACTGGCGAGTATTCAAATGAACCTGGCAATAGATATACAATAGAAAGACACAATCCAGTTACATATATGTTATCAATGAATTGTGATATATGGACTTCAAATACTGAACAAAAATTACAATTAATGGAACAAATATTAGTATTATTTAATCCTACATTAGATGTTAGGACTTCTAATAATCCATATGACTGGAGTTCTTTAACTTATGTAGAAATGAAAAATACTACGTGGAGTAGTAGAAGTATTGGATCAAGTATTGACGATATTATTGATGTAGCTACTATAAATTTTGATTTACCTATACTAATTAATCCGCCAGCTAAAGTAAAACAACAAACACTTATACATACTATTATTAATCAAATGTATAATTTAGACGATGTTGATTTAGAAAACTTTAAAGAGAATAGTGCTTTTGATAGATCTACAGTAGAATATACAATAGTTACACTAGAAAATAGAAAAGTTATGTATGAAGATAACACATTAACCTTACTTGCACTAGATGAAACTGAATTTGATTCAGACGGAAACGAAGTGTCATGGACAAATGATCTAAAGAAATTTGGCGAGCTAAGAGATGGCATCAGTCAAATTAGATTAAGAAAAAGTTCTTCTCCAGATGACACCAATAATGATATTATTGGTCGTGTAGGGAAGCTCAATGATAAAATGTTGACCGTTGATATTGATACATCAACATTACCTACTAATACATTACCTGCAATAAATGGAATTATTGATGGATCAAAAAATTATCCAGGTGATGGTACTGTTCCTACTCCAAATTCTATCGGTATTAGATACTTATTACTTAATCCTATTCCTGTTAGTTCAAACTGGAATGGATTATCAAGTGCTAATCGATATGATATTGTAGAGTTTAACGGAACAGCATGGTCTGTAGTATTTGATGCTGAAGCAAGTAGCGAGCAAACACATTACGTGACTAACGTTAGTACGGATGACCAATTAGAGTGGAATGGATCTGGTTGGGTTAATAGTTACGAAGCAATTTACAATGCAGGCTTTTGGAGACTGTACCTATAATGATAGAAGCAAGCGGTTGTATCTTTTTAAGTACAACAACCGGAAGAATAATGATGCAACTCAGAAGCGAGCAAGTTACTCACTCAAAGAAGTGGGGATTTTTTGGTGGCAAGAGTGAAGACAAAGAAAGACCGTCAGAAACTTTATATAGAGAAATTGAAGAAGAAGTTGGTAAGGTTGATATTACTAAAGTTATTCCTGTAAGTAAGTTTACTAGTAAAAACGGGAAGTTTATATATAATAGCTTTGTTGTTTTAGTAAACGAAGAATTTATTCCTAAACTAAACTCAGAAAGCAATGGGTATTGCTGGGTTGCTATAGAAAAATGGCCAAAGCCATTACATCCAGGTGCAAAAATTCAGTGTACTTCTAAAGATTTTTTAAAGAAAATAAAAACTATCTACAATTTGCATAGATAGTTTTTATAAGAGATTTATTTTAGTTTGCGCTAATTCGTTTTTTCATACTTTGAACAAACTGCTCACGTAACCACTCAAAATCATTAATTTTATTTAGAGCTTCTACATCATCTTTGTGTTCAATGCCGTATGCTTTTCCTTCATTTGCGCCTTTAATACAATAACGTCCAAAACGACCGCCCTCGTCAACTGTACACCATGTTTCTAATCTTTCTACTGTTTCCTTTACAGGAGCATTAGGATTAATTTGTGATGATAGTTTCACACATTCACGAAATGCACTACGCCATGTACGGAATGGATCTCTATTAAAACGTGTAATATTAGAAACATCTCTTACTGGTTGATAAAATGCTGCACCTGTACTGAAGTCTGGAAGCACATGGCCCATTTCAATTAACTGTTGCCTTGGGAATAATTTAATACCACCATATCCATATTCCAATCCATTAATTGGATTACGTGCATACCAAACATATGTTGTGTTTGCTCTTTTTGCCATTGGTGGAATATAATCAAAACAGAAGTCATTCATAACGTCAGCATCAGCATCAACAATATATACCATTTCTGATGTTGCTAATTCTCCTGCTTTTTTATGAGCATTACCAATGCCTGCTACATTTTTAATATGTCCTGCTTCTGGAAATCTAAGTCTTAGTTGTTGATAATTATGATCTGCTTCTGCTTCATGGAAACTAATCATAATAATGTCAAAGTCTGCTTCATGGAATGACCCAACAATTTTATTTTTTACTGTTCCATGTACTACGCCGCCGGTTGGAACTAATTGAATGTCTCCCCAATTAACCGGACGTCCAGTTCTTTTAATTACTTTTGGAAATCTGTGTATTACATTATGTCCCACATCACTTGGCTTGTAATGCCAAGGAAATTCTGGATTAACTGTAGCTGTTTTAAGTACTACCCAAACCATTTCTGATTTGCCTAAATATTCGGATGCAATTTTTGTAAGTTCTTCAGTGTCTGTTATTTTGTCATCTACATACACAATAGGGTAACTTTTAAAAATATATTTTTTTAGTCTATCCCAAGGTGTAATAACACTTTGTCCTTTGAAATCTAATAGAGAAGTTGTAGAAGTTTTAATCATAACAGTCGCCTTTTATTGTAAATTCTTTCATGCCTATATGTGCAATTCTTTCACTTAACGCATGATCGATATGTGATGTATATCCATGCGCTGATGCTTTTTTACAAAAATATATATCTTCGCCCACTAAGTTAGTATAGTTATCATTCCATTCAATACTATAATGTGGTCTTGACATATTTTCATATACACATCTATTTACCAACAATAGACCACTGCCTACTGCAAACACTTCTTCTATGCCTTGTCCGCCAAAAACTCTCTTGTCTAGATTGTTTTCATTTTTAAACGCAACGGGTCTGTGCGGTTTTACTCTTGTGCTATAATTTGCTCCAACAATTTCTCTCTTGTGCGACAGCAAAGAGAATAATGAATCTACTGGAAACTTCATATCACTATCTACCCAGAATATATGTGTTGCTGACGTTTCCAATACTTCGTCAACTAGTTGTTGGCGTTGCATTGCAACTTCGCTACCCATTACCATATGCAAGGAAACTTTTTGTCCTTTCTCACCACACTTTTTCATAAGCATAGCAAGACTGTAGGTAAATGTTGATGTCACATGGTCCCTTACTGGAACACATATTGCGACATTTGAGGTAGGGTCAGATTTTTGTATAAACTTAGGTATACTTACCATTTAATTTAATCAGTAAGTTCTGAACCAAGTTCTGCTTCAATTTCCTGTACTGAATCATTTAATGATTTAGCAAGTGTTGTAGCTGACTTGACACATGAGGAAAATGCATCATCTGATAGTGATGCCATATAATTCATATGCTCTGGTTGTACTTTACCAATTGTAAGAATATCAATTGCTGCCAAACGTGCAAGACGTGTAGTCCAATATTCTTCTTCGGTTGCTTCGATACCGCTAATTAAAGCGTCAAATTCACCGTTTTTAGCAACAAAGTCACTAGCCACTGCTTCAAGCATTGCTAAGTCTGGATGTTGCTGAGAACGTGCTTGCATTAGCTCATTTTGTAGCTCTAATGCTTGACGCTCTACTGTTGGATGGGCACCCAACAAAAATGTTTCGATTTCAAATCTTGTTCTTGAACTCATAGTTTTCTCCTGTATTGAGTATACTTGTCTGTATTCATTTAATTATACAACATAAAGTAAACACTGTCAAGAGCTACTTGACAGTGTTTTAAATAATATTTTAAATATTATGATGATGCGCCTGTTGAATTAGGATTTTGCCATCCGCCAAAAGTGGCTGATAGTTTAATATTTGTTGTTACTTGCGGTGAGATAAACGTACCTAATTGATATAGTGAAACTGTTCCACTTAATCCAAAATAGTCACGTACTGTACTCATGCTAACTGTGTTTCCGGTAGCTGGTAATGCCATTTGTTACTCCTCGAGTTTATTAACGTTAACAAACATTCGTTTGCTAGTATTATTTATCGTATTCGATAATATTATTCTATTAATGGTTATCTTTTGCCTTTTAAAAATTCTACTTCCTTAGTAAGATTTTCAATTTGCTGTTGTTGTTCTTTTATAGCTTCAATAAGAACTCCAACCATGTTTCCATATGCTACTGATTTATAACCAGTATCATTATTATGCACTACCTCTGGTAATACTTTTTCTGTCTCCTGGGCAATAACACCAGTTGACGTCTTTAGTTCACCAGTTAGTGAATCTGTTTTATCAAACATAACACCACGCATTGCTTTTACTTTGTCTAATGCATCTTCTATTGTTGTTATGTTGCTTTTTAGTCTTTCATCTGAGTATGCTGTTACATCACCAGATGCTGTAAAATCACCTGTATAACTTCCACTCATTTTAAACTCTGTACTAGTTAATGTCAACCCATTTCCGGCTGTGTATGTTGTGTTAGTATCAGTATTTGTATCTGTGCTACTAATAGTAAAGTTAGGATATGTTCCACTAATACTTGTAGCGCCTGTGCCGGTTAAACTTACAGTTTGGTCTGGTGCAGTATTATTAAATGTTGTTCCAACTAAGTTTAATCCTGTGCCTGCTGTATATGTTGTGTTTGTATCAGTTGTAACATATCCTGCACCGTT